GGGCATTGGTGGCGCGTCCCGTTTTTTCTATTGTGCGAAAGCGTCTCGGTCTGAACGAAACGCGGGATTGGATGATTTACCACAAGATGTGACCGATGACGGGCGACAGAAACCGATTGACAACGCATATCAGCGGGGTAAGACGTTGCGACGTAATACACATCCGACTGTAAAACCTGTTTCTCTTATACGGTATCTATGTCGGTTGACTCGTATGCCAACGGGCGGTGTCGTACTCGATCCGTTTATGGGTAGTGGCACAACTGGTATCGCCGCTTATTTAGAGAACCGTTCGTTTATTGGTATCGAAAAGGACGAACAATATTGTGAAATAGCACGGCGGCGGATTGAACATTGGTCGCGGCAGGGAGTGCTCGATCTATGAATAGAATTACGAACACAGAATATCCGGGGTGGCATGAATGTATGTCTCGGTTACGTATTCGTGACCCATATCGATATGAAATTTAAGTGCAGGAGTTTCGATTCGGTTAGTTAATAGATTTATGAAGTTGCCGCGTATTGCGATTAAAGTATGGACTAAATTATATAAACAATGTCTCTGTAGGGATTTCGGGAAACAATGTCAACAACAAATTCTAACAAGAAATAGGAAAACCCATGGCTAAACTAACGAAACTCGCAACATCTTTGCTTGAAAAACGGTATCTAATACGTGACAAAGACGATAGACTTGTAGAAACGTTCCCGACCCAGTTATGGCGACGAGTAGCCAAACATATAGCAAAGGTTGAACCGGAACCGTACCGGTTAGAATGGGAGAACAAATTTTATTCTCTAATGGAATCCGGCGCATTTCTACCGAATTCGCCTACATTGTTCAATGCCGGTCGAGACTGTTCTTTATCCATGTTATCGGCATGTTTTGTTGTAGACGTACCTGACACTATGCAAGGTATACTTGACGCTAACTCTACGGCAGCTATGATACAAAAACATGGCGGTGGTGTAGGTTTTGACTTTTCACAGTTACGGCCACGCGGATCTCGGGTAAAGACTACTAACGGAGTAGCTTCCGGCCCGGTAAGTTTTATGCAAGCTATTCATTCTTTTTGCCAGACTATAAAACAGGGTGGTATGCGGCGCGGCGCTAACATCGGTATTTTACGTATTGATCATCCTGATATTGAAGAGTTTGTCCAGTGTAAAAAGAACGGTGATCTAGAAGCGTTCAACATTTCCGTATCGGTTACGGACGAGTTTATGCAACATCTATTTTCTCATAAAGAAATGTTTGACTTAAAGTTCGGCGATAAAGTGTACAAATCCGTTAAAACCGCTGATTTATGGAACTTGATATGTTCGACGTCTCACGGTTGCGGCGATCCTGGTATACTGTATATTGACACGGTAAACGCGACTAATCCTACACCAAATCTCGGTAGAATCGAAGCGTGTAATCCGTGTGGCGAACAGTTTCTGTTGCCAAACGAGAGCTGTTGTCTTGGTTCTATAAACCTCACGAAATTTGTAAACAAGTCTACACGTTCATTTGACTTTTCTAGACTACTTGCATCCAACACCGTTTCTACATGTATACGATTTCTGGACAATGTAATATCTATAAACGAATATCCTACTGATGCGATTAGAACGTCTACATTACGTAACAGAAAAATTGGGCTAGGCGTTATGGGGTTTGCAGACGTTTTATACATGTTGGAAATTCCATACGATTCTCCGGAAGCTCGTAAACTAGGTTCGGAAATTATGAGAATTGTTTCTAATCTAGCACATACAACATCTGCATCTCTGGGTGAAAGTCGTGGCAGTTTCGACGGGTTTGGACAGAGCGAATGGTACCATGAATTTGCGAATATGCGGAACGCTGCATGTACTACGGTTGCACCTACTGGTACACTTTCTCTTCTTACAAACTGTTCGTCTGGTATTGAACCCAACTATGCACTTATATATAACCGGAAAATCGACAATGAATATGTCCGGATGGTTAATCCCGTGTTTGAACAGTATGCAAAGAAGAACCGATGTTGGGGGATTGAAAACTTCTTTGACAAGTTATTAGAAACCGGCGGTAGTATACAGAATATGGACGGTGTCCCCGATAGAATAAAAAAAGTGTTCAAAACCGCGCACGATATAGACCCGTCCGCCCATGTACTCATGCAATCGGCGTTCCAGAAATATGTAGACAATTCGATTTCAAAAACTATTAATCTTGTACACGACGCTACCGTAGCAGATGTAAGTAGCGCGTATATGTTAGCGTATAAAATGGGGTGTAAAGGTATTACAGTATTTCGAGACGGATGTAAAGGAACACAGATACTCACATCGGGTCGATCTCAGAACGTTTCTAAACCTCATTCGTCTACTAACGCTAATAGTCTAACATCCGTTAAAATTAGTCCGCGTAAACGTGTCCAGACTGTACAAGGTACGACTACAAAGTTTAGAGTTGCTTGCGGTACACTATATATTACCGTTAATAAAGATAATGACGGAATATGTGAAGTGTTTACGATTCTTGGTAAAGCCGGCGGATGTCCGGCACAAAGTGAAGCTATTAGCAGAATTGTATCGTTATCTTTACGTGCAGGTGTCAGTGTTATAGACGTAATCGAACAGTTACGTGGTATCAGGTGTCTGTCTTGTAAAGGTAAACAACTAAAAGTGTTATCATGTCCGGACGCTATCGGTCGGGCTCTCGAACATTTCGAGAATAATAATAACGGGTTTGACAATACCATAAACGATTCTGGTCATAATACTAACAATATATCAAACATATCGGACAATGTTCTACAACAAGTTCCGGATATATGTCCTCTATGTGGTAGACCGATAGTTTCTGAAGGCGGTTGTCGTGTATGTTTAGAATGCGGATGGAGCAAATGTTCGTAGACTAAACCCAACCGATTCTTTCCGTATCTTTGCAATCCTATTGTTCCTTTTCCTCTTTTTCTTCCCGTCTAACATTTGACAAAACCTATTTTCTCGTGATATATATAGAAGAACAGTTAAAAATGTACGTTTATGGACAATATTATGTATAGAAGTATATAAGTATATAGAGAGAGGTGAGAAAAGTATGCCGAACAGAGATGGAACAGGCCCAGATGGTGCGGGCCCTCGTACTGGACGTGGGTTAGGGCCGTGTAGAACCGGTACTAGCGGTACTAGACGAAGTTCAAATCTTTTGCGTCGTGGAACGTCTCGTCGTGGAACGATTCGTCGTGGTAGACCGCGTAACCGGCGAAGATAAACGTATACGAGAACAGGAGAAAATATAATGATAGACTGGATCATAGAACATTTGTTTCCTGTCGGAATTGTTAGTGCTATTTTAGCGAGCCAACTTATAGTATTTATACAAAAGTGTCCGATACGGTACCGGTTACTTGTCAGACGGTTAGCCCGAGAATCGTTTGACAAAATAGCAACGGAAATTGAAAGTGACGAGATAAATTTTCGGTACGAAGAAATTGTGTCTAAACTTTTACGTGCTATGTCGTATAAACTCAAAAAAAGCGATATTGATATACCGCTCGAAAAACAGGTAAAAGTTAATCAACGGATGAGAGTTGTTGCCGAAACGTTGGCTGGTAAATTAGACGTAAATAGACTTCAATACGAAGAGTTAACTAAAAAACAAACTCTATATGTAAAGTTTCGTAAAAAAGGGATGGAACCTCTTGCAGCTGCTGAAGCGGCCGGTTATTCGCATCCTTCTAGAGCGTTGTCCAGACTTGGCCAGAACAAAAAAGTACAGACAGCTTTACGGAAAAAGAAATAGAAGAGGTTAGAATAAAATGAGAACACGGAACAGAATAAATTGCGTTATATACATTGCGTTTCTGTTGTTTACAAGTTGTGCTACCCTTCGTACGAACAAAAAAGCTACTCAGACCGTACATGCGTATAAAGCACCGGAATCGGATAGCGTTATAGTAAAAGTAGTCGCTTCTGCCGTAGAACCTATAGAAAAGTTTATTGAACTTTCCGCATCGACTCTTAACCCTGTATCTGTCGGGATAGGTTCGGCGTTTAATGCTCTTGGCGTTGGTATCGGTTCGGCTCTAACTATAGGCCCGACAGGCGACCATGCCGTGTCTTATAGTACTCTAACGGGTTATGACAACGCTGATATAAAGTCTAGTGCAACTACAATTATGTTGCCGACGGAACAGATGGCTGTAAAATCCGGTGATGTTCGTGGTAATAACGGTGGAACGAATGATGTGGACAAAGATAAAGAAAATGGTGTGGATAAAGAAAACGATACAGAAACGTTTCTCCGGAATGTTGACAATGAAACTGATAAGATAACTGTTACAGCACCGACACTCGTATACAATGTCCCGACAAATTTTCTACAACGCGTTACATCTCGTTCACCGCTAGTTTTACCGCCAATCAACTATATAGATGGTATACAGAGAGAAACGGAAAAATAGAATAGAGGAGAACAAATATGCCTGTCCAACTATGCGAAAAAGACGGTAAACCCGGGTATAAATGGGGTGAAACAGGGAAATGTTATACATATACGGTCGGGAACGAGTCTGAACGAAGAGAAGCTAAACGACGTGCGAATATTCAAGGATACGCAATTCGGAAGTCTCAGGAACGACGTGGAGAAACACCGGAATAATGGCAAACAAAAAATCTAGAAAATCTAAGTCTCGGTCTAAACCCGAAATCGACCATGAACAAACCGGTATATCGGATTTACAGCAGAGATTTGTGTATGAATATCTAATAGATATGAGTGCGCCGAAAGCTGCTCTTCGTGCCGGATATTCGCCTAAAGCTGCACGACGGACAGGGTTGGCGTTAATTAAACAGCAGAAAATTCTTGACGCTATTGCGGATGCTAAAGCTGAGCGTATGCGTAGGACATTTATATCGGCTGATAAAGTTGTAGAAGAACTTGCACGATTGGCATTTGTAAAAATCACCGATGTTATACAATGGGGTCATGTAGAAGGAACACAGGATAACAAAGAAAAAGGCGGGAAAGTCAACGAATGGATTCGACTTATCCCGTCCGCAGATCTGCCGGAAGATGTCGCGGCTGCAATCAGCGAAATCAAACAGGTGGTTGACAAATCCGGTAAAACTACTACTACGGTAAAGTTGTATTCAAAACCGGAAGCTTTAAAAACGCTTGCAAAACATCTTGGTATAGGTATATCGCGTACTGATGGTAGTCTCGAAACGTCTAGTCAGAGCGACGCTTTTCTACACAATCTTATAACGTCTATTGCAAAGAAACAAGGGTTGAACATCGAGATTCCGCCTCCTGAACTACCATCTGAAACTACTTTAACGCAAAAAGAAGATCAAGAGTTTAGCAATATAATGGAAAATGTTTTTTCGGATTTGGGTGACGGGTTTGATGTTGAAGATGTTGACGATTCGGTTATGTATGGTGAAGAAGAATCTTTGTATACAGAAAATATTATAGAAGATAGTCTGGACAATAACGAAACGGATATAGATATGGCGGAAGTACAGAAACTGGAATTACAAAAAGAAAATAATCCGAATATCGATCCTCGACCTGGTTTAATTAGAAATGCAGAACGTCGATTAAGAAAGATGCGAAATGACCGTTAATATCCCTGCTAGTAGCGTCGAAACTGAAACAAAACGGCAGATAAACGTCCATGAAGATCGTAAACTGTTAGACGCTGCACAAGAGTTGCGACGTCGTGCTCGTGCCCGTACCCATTTTCTTGATTTTATAAAGTATGTATGGTGGATGCCGCAACCGTTTTGTGAAGGGTTACATACAAAGATTCTTACTGCACGTATTGACCAGGCTATTGAAGATCTGTTAAACGGGCGAGACACGTTTCTGGCTATTAAAACTCATTTTAGAGCGGGAAAATCGGATATGGTTTCTTGTGCTTTACCACCGTATATGGCAGGTAGACTAGCGTTTATGCAACCTGACATGATGTTTACGGGATACGGTGCTAATCTCGTGCATAAGTTTTCTCGTAAAGCACGTAACATTGTCCAGTCGCCGCAATATCATAAACTGTTTCCGAACGTGCGGTTAAGTGCAAAAAAACGAACTGACGCTCTTTGGCGGACGGACTATTATGATCAAATAAAAAAAGAATGGCAGGAATCTACCGGCGATATAGTGTCTACAGGTCTAACAGGCGGTCTAACAGGTTCCGGTTATGTAATCGGAGTTGTAGACGATTTTTTTAAGAATCGTAAAGAAGCCGAGTCTATAGTGTACCGTGAAACTGTTTGGGACGCAATTGTAAACGAATTTTTGACTCGTCGAGCACCGGTATCGATAACCATTATATCTGCTACTCCATGGCATATGGACGATCCGTTCGGTCGAATAAAAAAACAGATGAAAGAAGACCCCGATTTTCCTATGTTTGAGTTTATGAAGTTTCCTGCTAAAGGGCCTGCATATGCATGTGGTAAAAAGATAAAGTATAAGAGCAGGTTTTTGTTTCCGGAACGAATTTCAGACAATTGGTATGAAGGTCAATATGCTGCACTTGGCAGTTATGCGTCTGCCGGGTTGCTCGACTGTTCGCCTACGGTTCTAAAAGGTAACCTTTTTGATATTGACCGGATAAAATATCATAAAAACGACAAATCTTTTCCTGTAAACGCTCGATATGTCCGGTTCTGGGATCTGGCGTCTACGGAAAAACAGGTTGGTAAAACCGATCCCGATTATACCGCCGGTGCTCTTGTATGTGTAACACACAAAAATGTAGGTAAGTTTCAAGTTCCGCATCTCTGGATTAAAGATATTGTAGCCGGTCAATGGGCTGCTCCTAAACGCGACCGTATTATTCAGTCTACGGCTCTAAACGACGGAGCGTCCGTATACCAGGTACAAGAGTCCGTCGGAGGGTATAAAGACGCGTCTACACGTCTTGCAGACGTGCTTGCAGGTATAATATGTGTAAGAGAATGGACGCCTATAGGAAAAGGAGATAAAGTTGTACGAGCGGAAAATGTCGAACCTATTTTTGAAGCCGGTAACGTACATGTAATAGTCAACAGCGAATGGACGGATTTATGGTTGCAACAGGTAAAAGAGTTTCCAAAAGGTTTACACGACGATTTGGTTGACGCTGTTGTCGGTGCATATATGTTTCTAAAAGAAGGGCAAATTTGTTTTCCGTTTCCGCGAAACAAAATAGGTGTTTAGAAATACAAATGTCAAATACAAGCGTTAGTTATAGGGGTTTATGAATATGGCTATAGAATGGTTGCAACCTAAAAAACTAAAAACCGTGACTGGTAAACAACAAATAGCTAAACGGCGACCGGCTTTACAGACACCGTCTATTCTGCCGACTCTATCGTTCGCCGATATAAAAGATATTTGGAATAACGATGCCGATATACGTAACGGATATATAAAACGTGCGCAGTATTATTCCGGTCAACAAGCTATTCTCGATGTTGCAGACGACCGGATAGACGGTCGAGAGAGGTCTAAAGTTGTTACAAACTTTATCGAATATGGTATAGCTAAACATGTAGGATTTATTTTGTACGAACCGCCTGAGCTGACTCCTGCACCTTATATAAGAGGTACGGAAAAACATACGGAAGTTGAAAAAGCTCTTAAAAATTATGACGAACTTTCAAACGCACTTAATCTCGACCGACAACGACGCGAACATCTGGAAAACGCTATTCTATATGGTATGTCGGTTAGTCTACATTCATGGTCGGAAGATAACGGTATATCAACTACGGTCTATACACCGATAAACTGGGGGTTTATGTATGATATAGACGGACAGATTGTAGTTGCTGTATACCGATGGGAAATACCGAAAGGGACATGGGACGGCGAAAAAATCAGTAAAACCGGTGTAACATTCTATACGGCATACGATTCTCGATATATATATACATATAGAGTCGAAAATGGGCGGAATAAAAAAAATGTACCGGTTAACGCTCATGTTACGACAAGTTGGACGGAACATATGTACGGTCGAGTACCTATAGCTGTGTACCCTGTACTTTCATCGTATGCTTCGTTTATTACACCGGCAATTATGAGACAACAAGATATATATAACGAAGTCCGGTCTTATAACGCCGACGATGTAAAGTATAATGTAGATGCCGTGTTGGCTATTACGGGAATGCCAAGTGTAGACGCGTTACTAGAAGAGAACGAAGCTGGCGAAACGTTTGCAAAAATGATAAAAGATTTAAAACTTCTACCGCTTCTACCGGGCGGTCATGCAGAGTTTCTTACAAAAGGTAATGCCGAATCAAAAGTTGCTTTTGACCTTGACCTTACTCGAAGCGCGTTACATCGTATGTTAAAAATATGTGATATAGACGCTATTCTTGGTGCAACAGGACAGGCTTCTGGAATCGCTCTTAAACTCAAATTACAGCCGCAGATTGAACAAACCGGTACGTTTAAAGAGAATTTTAGTGTAGGTATAAGAGAAGAAATTGATTTGTTTAACGTTATATGGCATTTAGAAGATAAACCTCTGTTATCAGATTTTGATATTACGTTCTTTCCTAATATACCGGTTAACGAAATTGAACTTTATGCTGCTATGCCAAGTCTGGAAAAAACATTGTCGTTGGAAGACAGAATTAAACTTATACCTAAAGTACGAGATTCGGCTGAAGCTGCTAAAGCTAAACGCAGAGAAATGCTCGAATCTCGAATTCCAGTACAACCCGAACAAGAAGTTGAACAGAGGCATGTAGGAATAAAATTTGACAAAGACATGAAAGAAGGTGATAAAATATCTAAGTCCGCAGTTTAAGATTTATATGTTATGAAGTTATGTGACGGCTTTGTAACGAAACAGAATGTGGATAGGTAAATGTAATGGGTAAACCTAGTATTAGAGGTTGAGTACATGATTTTATCTTTTCACGGTGTTGTAAGGTTTATCGCTGGCAAAAGACAAAACGTACAACACAAAGTACAGGTTAATTGAAGAGGCACGGTAAAATGACATCGGAACTCGGAAATAACGTAAGTATAGGTATACAGGACTCTGATTCTGAAACTCCGAACGAAGAGGTGCAGGAACAGGGCACTGAAACTCCGTCTATGACTTTATCGGAAATGATAAAGTCTAACCCAAATGTTAGTATTAATGATATTATGGGATTTGAAAATGCGACTATCGAAGAGAAGACTGCCGCTATCATAGCCCATGAAAAGTCTGAAACCGACCGTCGTGTAAACCAGGCGCGGAAAAAGTTCGAGAGAGAACGGCAGGAAGCTGAGTTAAAGGCTACAAAAAGAGCCGAACAAAAGGCTCGTGAAGATTTGTTGTTAGCCGAAAATAAACAAAGTGAACTGTTAGAAGAACGGACAAGACAACTTGCAGAGAAACAGGCGGAACTTGACGCTATAAGAAAGTCTGAAAATATTGACAAGTTGTTGGCACGGAAAGAAGTTCCTGTTGAGTTCCATGATTTCTATCATCTTGTTAAGGTAGAAGACGATTCTCTGGAAGAACTTGCCGATTTTATTGACGGGTTTACCGAAGTAATGAACGAACGTGTAAGAACGGAAGTTGAACGGTTTAAAGCCGAGTTAATGGATACCGGTTCTGCTCCTGGTCAAAAAGGCGGTAAAACTAAGAAACCTATAGAACCTCTTGATTTAGACGCGCAAATTGCTAAAGCCGTGGCTGAAGGAGATTTCGGTGAAAGTCTAAGACTCAAAACACTGAAAGAAAATGAGGCTAAAGGTATTAAACAGTTTGTATAGTCGAGATGGTGCTATCGGTACGGAAAAAAGGTAAAAACTAATGGCATCTCAATCAGAACCGATTACGACTACTGATGTAACAAATTATACCGGTGAAGTGCTTTATGTCGGTGCAACGTTTGGTATATCGCCGTTGCTTTCGATGGCCGGGCTAACGCGAGGGTATCGTGTTCTAACCGGTAGCCAGTATGCTATGTCAAATGCAATTACACCTAACGCAGCCGCGCAGAACACTGTTTCGGAAGACGCTTCGATTACTACGATTACTGCTACAAGTTATACGGCTTCACAAGAGACCAATTACGCCGAGATCCACGAGTTGCAATATGTGGTATCTTATGCGTCTCGCGCTCTTAGCAAAGTAATCGGCGGTGTAGCGAATGTAGACGATGTGTTTGCGCAGATTGCCGGTATGCCTGTACAACGTAAAGCTCATATGAAACAGTTGGTCGGGGATCTTGAATATTCAGCGTTGCGTGGTACCGGACAGGCGTGGACGAACGCTGGAACTGCCGGTCAGACGCAGGGACTTGTAACTGCTATTAACGCTGTTGCTTCGACCGATGCCGGTGGTTCGGATCTTACAGCCGAACATATTAACACTGAAATTGAACGGATGGCTGGTCTTGGCGCAGAGTTTAACGATATGGTTCTCGCTTGTGGCGCGCACCAATATCAAGCTATTTCGGATCTATATGGGTTCCAGCCGCAGTCTCGTAACATTGGCGGTGTAAACCTCGAACGAGTTGTTCTGCCGGTTGCAGGCAATTGTGGTGTAGTATACGATCCGGTTATGGCTTCTGACGATATTCTGTTCGTAGATTTGGAATATTTCCGGCCTGGATTCGGAATAGTTGACGGTTATCCGCCTATCTTTACTGAAAAGTTGGGTAAAGACGGTGCAGGCGACCGTGAAATGTTGTTCTGTATATTCGGGATCGACTATTTTACGTACAAATATCACGGTTTGATCGAATCTCTAGCAACTAGTTAATA